CCTGACCACGGTCCTGACCCGCGGACTTACAGAATCTGATGAGTCTGGGCGATTCCTTATCAATATATAGTTTGACATGTGGTGCCCACTCAGCAATCTTCGTCTTAACCCAATACTGTTCGCGATAAATGTACACGCGCTTAGAAGGAGAAATTGCCGCATAACCAATCCACGTCATAGCCGCGAAACCCCAATCTCCAATGACCATCCTGGGCCACCATTGTGGAATCTCAAACGGTTCAATCACATGTATTGCATTCGCCGGCTCATCCTCAAACTTCCTATCGCGAAACTCATCGAATACTTGACCCTGATACGCATCCCAATCGCCTAGGAGTTTAGCTTTTCTCTCAGCCTCAATAGTGATGCCCTGAAGTGATTGTTTGTAAGTGGGGTCAATATGTTTATTATCTTCTAGTGTGGAATGTATGTAGATTCGTTTATTTCCACCTCTACCAACGATGATCTTTCCACCTTTAGGGTATGGTTTAATGAACCGTTTGTAAGTCCAAGTGTGACCAATTCCACCAGGCATTCCGGCAGCGCGAGTGATAGAGGGTAATCCTGAATCCTTCGGAGCACGATTACGTTGAAAGGTAATGTAGGTGTAGATCCATTCTGTGATACTTGTAAGCTCGTCCGGAGTATACAGGCAGATCTGCATAGTGTCGTATTGATGCACATCATCTTCATTCTCACAGTGTCCGAGAAATATCATGGCTCCTTCGTTGACTCGACCAGTAGAGCCATACTGATCTTCACGCGGAAAGGTCCAACACATTTCAGTCTTGTTGAGAGTAGCTCCAAATTTACGATATAACTCTCTAGATCGTGGTATAATTTCATTACGGAGTTCAGGGTATGTTCGTCGCATGAAAACTTGCTTGAATTTTGGATGTTCATGCCATCGATGAACGATCCCATATAGAAGGAGCACATCTGATTTACCTGATCCGGCTCCTCCGCCATAAAATGCTTCCTTTACAGTGACTGGAACTGATAGAAACAACTCTTGCTTCGGCTCGGGTCTCCATTCGTTGGAGCTGAATACTGGCTTCTTCTGTTCAGTATCCACTAGTATTTCCTTCGATACTCAGTGTATGGACGGAAATCGAATAATGGAAGCTGATAATTACCCATCACATCAGATACTTGACTCTGTGCAGGATTAGTTGCTGAAGAAGGTGTGGATGAAGATCGATTCCGCATCTGCTCCAACAAATAATCTTTCACTTCAGGAAGCATTGGCTGCTCAGCTTTATCCTGTCGGAATAAATTTCCCAAAGGACTAGTTTTCCAATCTCTGCCACGCGAGAGAAACTCTGACATTAAATCATAATCACCATAACTGGTTGAAGTTTTACCAATACCAGGTCGGTCCCACACTTCATTAGAAAACTGATTCCGCATACTAGGATCAGATGCCAATCCTCTGAATCCTGCTTCCTTAGCTCTTTTTACAGCCTCAGCATACATTTCACTACCTAGTCCCTTATCCCGATATTCATCAGCTAGATAAGTCATACTTACTGGTAAATGACCCTCGATAGTCCGAGGACTAAGTTCAATGTATCCTGCTACAGCGGGTTCACCAGGATCTATGTAACTATTTCTAGTAGCATCCTTGATTCGGAGTTTGTAGTGTGAACCCCACTGATCAGTAATCTTCTTCAATTCTGAAGCAAATGATCCAGCAGGTTTGCCCATACGCGCCGCCACATCATCTAATGTGCCGAATGCCGGCGCATCAAACATCGCAGTCGGCTTACGTAATTCCTGATTCATGAACGCATTCATGATTGGATTCATATTACTTACATCAACGTCTCCAGATACTGGATTCGTCATTAGTTCTAACTTAGTTTGTGGATTATTTTCCGGTCCAATTCTCTGATCTGTGCGCGGCACATGAGATGGAACCGGCTCACTCGGTATTGGTGGAGATACTTGTGGCATCTGCATTGGTCCGATGCCACCTGATTTACTCTGCTGAACAGTCTGATTGAACCCATAGTCATCTTCAGGTCGTTTCAGAAAGTTACCGAGCGCGCTGAAGAATGCCATTTCAGTACTGCTGTTCAGGTTCCTGTTGCATCTGTTGGATGGGCTGTTGTGGCGGTCTCATGCCGAATCGTGGTCCAATTCCACCCTGACGCATCTGCATGAACTTATTACGTCTCATCGCATCCATTGATTCATCTGGTGCAGCTTGGCCCATCATCGCCTGAGGACGCGCCATTCCTCCGCCAAACATTCCACCCATCTGCGGACCCATAGCAGCCATTTGTTGCTGCTTCAAATCCATCATCGCCTGAGTATTCTGATCATCTACAGGTGATGCGGGCGCACTTGGTTCAGGTGCCATCATTGGTGGTGCTCCACCATACATTTTACCCATTCCAAATGCACCACCTATTCCTGCACCAGCTTGTGCCATATTCTGCCATGCCTGCTGATTAGGTTGTGGTCTACCGAATGCCTGACCCATTGCTGCACCAACTTGACCCACAGCATTCTGCATTGGACCCTGTTGACCTAATGCCGGCCCTTGTTGTGGTGGCTGCATCTTCTGTTGTGGTGCAGCCTGATTAGATGGACCTAATCCCAATCCTTTAGCTACAGGTTTCATACCGGGAGCTTTCATTCCTGCCTGTAGTGGTTTCCTGATTGCGCTCATACCCGGCGCATTCATCATCGCATTACCTACACCTTTAAGTGCGCCCATTCCAAATGGCATAATTCCTTCTCTCTAAGAACCAGTTCGTAAGAATGACCACTGAGTTAGCGGGTCAAATCCAAGCACCTGCCAACTGAATTTCGATTGACCACATCTATCTAAAATGATGTCTACTCCCCACGCGCCGGTATTGTCACTCGTAGCTCTGTAGGCGATTACATCCTTACTAATCGAGCCATCAGGCTTAACGAAGTAACCCCATCTTGCATCGGAAGATTGTAGCGTCTTAACGATGAGATCTAGAAACTGCCAACCACTCTCACCGTAAGTCTCAGGGCATGACTTACCGAGTAACACCAGATTAGAATCAGCTACCTTTTGTGCAGTAGCCTGAGCAGTCACTGGAATCGGTAGTGGAGTTTCTACTGGTGGTACAGTACCGGGAGGATTAGTGATTGGAGCAGTTGGATTAGGGACTGGAGCGAAATTAACTATGTCATGAATGTCTATCGTATTGGTGTTCGAGTTTGAATTGTTGTTATTGATCGTCGGCCCGATGAAATTGTAGTCACATGCTGTTGCTAGCACAACAGTTAGAACGAGGAGCGCGCACTTCTTAGTCAATTTCACTCCTGAATTATTTGCAAGTTACGATAGCAGCCGAACCAGAGCGAAGGAATACCGCACCACTCATGCCACCTGATGTGAATGCAGCCCATGTCGTTCCATCCATTGATGTCTCACACGCAGCAGATGATGTGACTAAGCACAACTGAGCTGGTAGTGCGTATGTCGTATTCGCTACAAGGACTGTTGGTGTACCTACTGGTAACAATTGAACTGGCATCTTATGTCCCCTTAAACACGGCTAATGCCGCTGACCACGCACCGGCAGTTACATCAGCCCACGCACAACTCTGCGTAGTTCCGGCTACACCAGTCAGAATACGTGAATCTGCTTCACCTACAATCCATGCGTTAGTCAGATGTTCAAATTCTTCTGTCCACGCTGGACTAACTGATTGAACCGTAATGGATGCGACTGATGGATCTATCGTATGTGCCGCCACTACAATGACTTTATCCGCAGTTAGTGCTGGTGTCGTTCCAGTTCCTGGTGTAGATGTGGAACCACCCGCGCCTATCTTCTGGTCTAATGCTAATCCAGCTCCAACACCACCCACTTCAATAGCCGTCGCCATAATTGATGTGGCGACACTACTAACTGTTAATGTCAGAGTGTATGGTGCTGTTACAGCATTTAATTTCGGTAAGTAGTAGATACCAGTCCGATTCACTCCATTCAATTGATTGTGGACTAGAGTGAACGAATTACCCTGATTGTCTACTAGAGAGGTGAAATCACTTCCACCACGCCAGATGATGACTGGTACAATGATTCCATTTCCTACTTGTGGTGGAGTAACGAATGTATGAGTGACTGGTGCTCCAGATGAACTAATTCCCCATTTACCTGTACCCTGAACACGCGCCAATGAAGATACTGGTGCAGACGCACCTAGACCAGCTAGTATGTGCTTCCGCTTTAGGAGACTCGACATCCTACTTCTTCTCTTTACCTAATACTTTCTGTGACAATGCAGCAGGAGTACCATCAGTGAATGTGAAGTTCATGGTGTTAGACAGTACACCCTGTTCACTCAATACGCCGACAGGTAGTACAGCAGGTGCAGCCCACACACTCATGTTCACGCCTGTAGTCAGTTCTGTTGCAGAGACGAATGTAGTTGGTTCCTCGAATCCGTTGAAGATGATCTTGCTGAGTGATGTGAAGTTCGTACCATGTACGTGAATGGTGAAGTTCGGATCTCCAATCTCAGCACTTGATGGAGTGAGTGATGTGACTGATTGGACTTTCACTGACCCACCAGTAAGGATGAGACTGATGGCGATGTATGCTTTATCTGAGAAGCGCGAGTCTGAACATGCTTTGTCCAGTACTTTCTTCACATACATCTTCTGTTCATCCGTTACAGGTAGAGCAGGAGATGAGAAAAGTACTGGTGCGAATGGATCTTGATACAGAGGTTTTACAAGTAACATCTCTCATCTCCCTTTCAACTACTTCGGTTCTGGTGTCTGTGGCAGTTCGTTGTCAGGTACGAGTACAAGACCATGACACGCGAGCCACTTGACGACGAATTTACCACCCGGACGTGGGGGCCACACTGTGACTGGAGGTGTTGGCAGAGTATTGTCTGGACCGAGTGTGGGATCGAACGGATACACAGGTAGTGTGATGATGTGTCCGCCTCCGGGGAGGCTGTTATCGGGGTGTCCGTATGATGGGAGTGAATTGTCTGGATGCCCACCGAAACCCGGCACACCATATGATGGGTCTACTGGCTGTCCACCATCTCCGACGAATGTGATGATTGCTCTAACTGATTGTGGCATGTTATTCCTTTACTTCAATGGTCTCGAAACTACGTTCGTCCCTAAATGTAGGGGCGAAGATTACGAACTGGGGAGATTTCTGTCCGTCCTCTACTGCTGTCTGAGCAGGAGGCTCAAGATCTTTAATGATGCCGGACATATTCTTAGCAATTACTGCCAAGTCCTTAGCATCTGTGTAGTCCAGTTTTTCCTGAGTGATTGCATTCAACGCACCATGCAGCGTTCGACTAGCCTTCTTTATGGCCCGTTGACGTGACTTATTGATGTGTTGAATGATGGAGGACTTCGGTGTGTCGTATGATGTGGTGGATGTTGCGCCCTTCGCATACGCGGAAACTGATGATGCCGATATGCCGAACTCTGATGCGAATTCTATAGCGGACTGTCGTCCGTTTATTACGCTCTCCTCACCTATGAGTGCGCGCAGACTATCGGGCACATTGTTGTCGCCGTCTTTACGACCGCGCACAGGCTTCTCTACAACTAGACCCTCTACAACATGAGACTCTTTCTTATCCTTAGTGTTGGATAATTCTGCGAGAAAAGCATCATCATCAACTAAACCAATCGGCATGGCATACTCCGGGGCCGGGTCAACTATACAGGTTTTCTGTCTGTTTGTCAATAGGCTAGAACGGCTCAGGTTCACTCAGGACGGGGGTTCGCTCGCGCTCACCTTCTGAGTGGCCCTCCGATCCTCTCATCGTTCCTATCCTTATATAGAGGCTCAGAGAACCTACTAGATGGGACCAGTTCAGGGAACCG